GGTACGGGTTACCGATTTGCCTTCTCTGAGTAACGCGATGGCCCGCGCAGGGAAAAAAGGTGAGTTCCGTGGCACTGTCAGATATTCAGGGCCTGGTCCTAAAGACGGACACACGCATCGCTTGCTAAGCAGCGGTAAGACCTCACGAGACGGAAAGCCGAAGCACGCGCACACTTGGTCACGCTCAGGCAAGAGGACATCGCGTAACGACGGCCACACCCATTCAATACCGGCAAGTGCACGGTCAGGAGCATTTTCGTGATGAATTTTGAAGTTGAAGAATACATCGGGGAGCTGCGAGGATTACGCGCTCGAGAGATAAAGCTCGCTGTTATTTGTTCGGCAGTTGAGGAACTACTCGACAACGGGCCTATTTCAGACTGGCACAACGCGCCGAATATCCGAGATCCTCATGAGGTGGACACGATGCTGTCTGATCCTGTGATTTCAGATTGGTTGAATAAGATGAGGAAGGAAGGCTACGCACCGTTCAGGAGGTTGCCGTGTCACTCGGGCGGGTAAAAAAGGGGCTCCGAGAGTTACCTTATCTGGAGATGTGTGCTCTGACCGACCAAGTAATCGACTCTCTGCGCTCTCAGGAGGGGGCGAAGATGGATCATCTCGGCAAAATATTTGCCACGTTGCCGTTGGAAGACTCCGAGCAGATGGGTCGAGAGGAGGCAGTCTTGCAGTCGTTGTTCACCCGGAAATTATCTATTACCGTGACTCCTGTTAAATCAGGCGTAGCCTGGGAAATCGGAATGCCTACGGGCGGGCCTGCAGTACTGTGTAACGACATCCGTGGGGGCCTAATGGAGTACCTGGATACGCTCGTTGCGTACCTGGCGTTGGAGAAGTAAATGCCTCGTCGATCAATGAATGGGCACAGGGTGCATGTCATCCTGACTGACCCGCAGTACAAAGGCATCAATAAACTGTCGGATAAGTCCGGGCTCGGGGTATCGGAGCTGATACGACGGGCTGTGGACGACTATCTGGCGAAGGCGAAAAAGAGATGAGCAATGAAATAGAAGAAGCACGGCTTAAGAAGAAGCACGAGAAGTGGACCCCTCAAGAAGCCGCATCCATGTTCCTTGCGGATATAATCAGTGGCAAGATCGACCCGCTCTCGGTATCCATTTTGTACCACCACAAGACCGACACGGACCAACCGACCATCGTTCCGGGTCACTATACTTCGGTGATGTCCTATGCTGAACATATCGCAATGCTTGAAACGGCTAAAGTCCTTACGATACGGAGGTGGCTCGGTGAGGAGTGACTGGTCAGCGGTGGTCTTAGTACCTCAACGCATCAGTCTAAAGAGCAAAACCAGCTCGAAAGCAGCGGAGGAGGCGAAGGTATACGTCAAGGCATTGCCGCAAGTCGGAGACTACAAGGCTCGCTTGCTTCATTTAGAGAATGAAACGACCCTGACTCCTTGGATACCTGACAACTTACCGCCGCCTCCAGAGGCTGCATAAAAAAGTCCCCCCACTTCGGCAACAAAGAGGAGGGACCTTATGGCACGGAGACGACGGCCAATGAAACCTTTAGATTTAGATTCAGTATAGCATGAGCTTTCTGGCGCTCGGGATCGGCCTACCTAAAACCGGCACTACAACGCTGTGCAAAGCCTTCAGGGAAGCCGGGATTATTGCATTACATCACTCCGCAGGTTGGCGACTCCCTCCTGCAGGCTCTCTTATGGTTCAGGCATGGAAAGAAGGCCGGTCCATGAACCACTACCTGCACGAAGTCGAGGTTGTTACGCAGTTAGACTCTGCAGGTAAAGACAGCAATGCCTGGCCGCAGTTCAATATGGGTTTCCTCCGTGCGTTCAGAAGTGAGTACCCGCTCGCCTGGATCATCTTGCATACACGTAAGCCAGAACTCACCGCCATTAGCTTACGGCGTTGGGGAATCTGCACGGAGAAGATCGCCGCTGACACACCGGGGATCACAGAAAAATCAACCAACAGCGACATAACCCGCTGGATCAATGACTACTACTTTGCTATACGTCATGAATTCAAAAAGGATCAACGGTTCCTTGACTTCAGAGTTGAGGATGACCCACGCGAACGACTAACCAAAGCCTTCAAGACGCCGTTTCCTTGGTGGGGGGTGGAGAATCCGTATGGGAAAGATGAGTGACATAACAGTACTCACTGAAGAAGCCACTATAGAAATGCTGTTAGAAGGTCACAGCATTACTCGGTTTGGTGACGGTGAATTCAAAATTCTACGCGGCGGTAGCATCAAGTCACAGGAGCAGGACCTATCGCTGACAGCGGTGTTCCAAAAAATTATAAAGGACGCAGGAAAGGGCGGTTACCTCGTCGGTGTTCCACGTCTGGACAAACGCGGCCCAAAAAACGATTACTGGAAGGGCTTTATGTCGGTCCACGCTGAGTTCCTTAGACCTGGAGTGGAATACGGGTCGGCACTCATCACACGTCCAGACTCTGCACCCTGGATCGACAACGATAAGTACTGGGACAAGATCATGCAGCTCTGGCGTAACCGGTCTGTTGCATTGGTGTGGGGCGGCAGTCGGAAGTCAATCACTCCGAATATGCTGTTTGGGGTCAAGCGTATGGATGTCATTCACACGCTCCCGCGTAACGCATGGTCAGACCGTGAAGTGATCCTGGCAAACATCGACGCTTTGCCAGTAAAACCGGAGGTCTGTATTTTGGTTGTCGGTCCTACGTCTACTGGGCTCGTTCCAGCACTGGTGGATCGGGGCATACAGGCACTCGACATGGGTCATATCGGCGCTTGGATGCGACACCTGTTCCGTGGTGGTGACAAGTTCAAACCGGCGCATGGGTTCTTCTGGCCGAATGGGGCAGAGGAATACGGAAAACGGTACGTGCGTCGAGCGCAGCACATGGACTCTGCTATTCGGATGTGTAGCAAACGCCGATCAGTGATCCAAGCCGGGGGGCACGTAGGCGTATGGCCGAAGTATCTGGGCGCTCAATTCATGCAGGTGTATACATTCGAGCCTGACCACATGAACTTCTTAGCCCTGTGTCGTAACGTCACTGAGAAGCACATCTTTCGGATGCAGGCAGCGTTAGGCGATGAGCACAGCCGCGTCAACCTCGTTCTTCATCCTGCCAATATCGGTGGGCACCATATTAAAGGAGAGGGGCTGATTCCTCAGCTCAAGATTGACGACTTGGGCATTACTGACTGTGACCTCATCGTGCTTGACATCGAAGGATCTGAACTCGCTGCGATACGTGGGGCAGAGGAAACCATCTCAATGACTTTCCCGGTTATACACATGGAACTGAAAGGCCACATCGAGAAATACAAACGAGGTACTACCGAGGAGCTGTTAGAACTTCTTAACGGGTGGGGGTATCGTAAAGCGAAGGAGATAGGCGACGACACGGTGTTTGTCTACGGTAAGAAGAAGCGCCATGAAAATTAAAACTCTACAGCTGATCTACCCGTACTATGACAACCCGCACATGCTGGAGTATCAGCTGGAGTTCTGGCACCGCAACCCGTGGCAGTTCAAAGAACGTTTTAAGGTCATCCTGGTTGACGACGGTAGTGAGAAGCACCCCGCTGAGGAGGTCCTTAAGCGGTACGGCGAGACTTCTTTTGAACTCGACCTCTACCGCGTCAAAGTCAACATCCCGTGGAATCAGAACGGGGCACATAACTTAGGGATGCACGTTGCAGAGGGTGGCTGGTGTGTCTGTACAGACATCGACCACGTTCTTATGTCCTCACAGCTCAACGTCATATTTGAGTTGGACGTAGACGAGAAAACCTACTACACCTTCGGCAGGCGGCAGTCCCGTGCTTTAACCACTGTCTTCAAACGACACCCCAATTCGTGGTTGCTCACGAGAGATGTGTTCTGGGCCAGCGGTGGGTACGACGAGGACTTCTCTGGTTACTACGGCTCTGACAGTGTTTTCCGACGGTGTCTTGATTCGGTTGCGAAGCGGGTTGAGCTGGAGGAGCCCTACCTTGTCGTGTACGACGAGTCTGATGTGGACGACGCTAACACGACTGAGTTTGGCAGGAAGAACTCTGAGTACCACAGCCCCAACTTTCCACACCTGCAGAAGAAGCGCAGGCATCATTCAAAGCCGGTAGACCCGTTGCGGTTTCCGTGGGAGAGAGTTCTATGAAGTTTGTAAAAGACTGGTGGATTCCCGACCACATGAATTCAGCAGGTAGCCACCTAGGTCGTTCAGCTGTCATTGACGTTGCGCTTGCTTACCTACCTGCTGACCGACGCCGTACCTGTATTCAGGCAGGAGCCCATATTGGTATCTGGCCGAAGGTATTGTCTGGTCATTTTGAAATGGTGTACGCCTGGGAACCTATGGGGGAGAACTGGGACTGTCTCGTACGCAACCTTAAGGATACTGAAAACGTACTCCTGAAGAAGGGCTGCTTGGGCGACACCAAGGGAAACGCCAAGATGCGTTACTCACCTAGGAATACCGGGAAGCATTGCATCGCTCCTGACGGCACTCACAAAACTTCAATAGAACGGCTCGATGATTTCTGGGTGCCCAACCTTGATGCGCTGTTCCTCGACGTAGAAGGGTATGAGCTTCGAGTGTTACTGGGTGCTCACGCGCTAATCCACAACAACCTGCCTTTGCTCGTCATTGAGGAGAATGGCTTGAATTCACGTTACAACATTTCCGATAAGGCTGTTCCAGCGTACCTGGAAGGCTTCGGCTACTACCCTGCTGAGCATCATGGTGAGGACGTAATCTACGCACAGGAAGCGTGGAAATGATTAGTGTCGTGTGCTGGCTGTGGCCTACGGTACGTAATTACCGGAGCAGCTTCGGTCCTAAGCAGGTCAACGTCTTTCGTAACATGATTGAGAGAAATCTGCACATGGAACATGAAGTCGTGTGCATCACAAACATACCAAAGGGGATTGACCCTCGTGTACGTATTATTCCTTTATGGACTGATTACTCTGACGTTGCTAGTCCTCACGGTGGGGTGTCTCCTTCTTGTTATAGAAGACTTAAAGCATTCTCCCCCGAAATGGCCGACATCATTGGGCCGCGTTTTATCTCGATGGATCTCGACGTGTGCATCATCAGCGACATCACTCCGCTTCTCCAAAGGACAGAAGATTTCATCATCTGGGGGTCAGTCCTCCGCACAACGCCGTATAACGGATCAATGTGGATGATGGATGCTGGGGCACGGAAGGAAGTATGGGACGACTTCGACCCGATAATTTCACCAAAGCAGACTCGCAAAGCGGGCTACCACGGCTCTGACCAGGCATGGTTGAGTTTCAAGCTAGGTAAAGGTCAGCCTCAGTGGACGCCTGAGAGCGACGGGGTGTATGCTTTCAGGTCGGACATCAAAAAGAAGAAGTACCACCTACCCGAGGATGCTCGTATTGTCTTCTTTCAAGGTCACAACGATCCGTGGGATGAACACTCGAATAAGATCGCGCCGTGGATTAAGGACTACTATTATTGATGTCTGATGAATTTACGAATTTCCGAGGAGCGAGGAAGCCTGACTACGAGTTTACCTTGGAGTGTGTCGGTGTACGTATACCTGATGGTAAGGTGCATTGGTGGATTTCAGAGGACTCGGTTTACACTGAGAACGAGTTGGCCGACTTACTTATATTAGTAGCTGATGTATTAAGGCAACCTCAAGATGGCAGCGACGACGAATCAAGCACTGGTTAATTTCCGAACTCCCCCCACCATAGGGAAGTTCATGTTGGATGATTCCTTTTGCCGACTCGTTATGGGTCCGGTTGGATCTGGGAAATCGGCAGGATGTTTTATGGAGCTTCTGCGCCGGGCTCGTTTACAAGGACCAGACAGCCAAGGCGTTCGACGCACTCGCTTCGCTATCGTTCGTAACACCCTCCAGCAACTGAGACAGACTTGCTTAGCTGACATTCAGTTGTGGTTGAGTTCCATATGTAAGTACCGAGTTACTGACGCCACTGTGCAACTTCGTTTAGACATGGACGATGGCACGCGGGTTGAGTCTGACTGGATGCTTATACCGCTCGATACAAAAGCTGACCAACAGCGCCTGTTGTCGCTTAACCTGACAGCGGCCTGGGTCTCTGAGTTTCGTGAAATACCTCTCACTATTATTGACGCTCTATCAGGTCGTCTTGGTCGTTTCCCATCGAAGGCGATTGCCATACCGACGTGGTACGGCATCATCGCTGAGTCCAACCCCCCGGATGAAGATTCGGAGTGGTACACAAAGATGGAGGTTGAACTCCCACCAAACTGGAAATTATTTAAGCAGCCCGGTGGCCTCGAGGATAATGCAGAGAACGTTGACAACCTTCCTGAAGGCTACTACGAAAACCTACGCGACAATAATAATTCCGATTGGGTAGACATCCACGTACACGCCAAGTACGGCAAGAGCCTATCTGGTCAGGCTGTTTTCCGCGCTAGCTTCAAGCCTGACTTCCATGTGACCTACGAGGAAATATGGCCTATAGAAGGTATGCCCCTGATGCTTGGACAGGACTTTGGTCGTACGCCCGCGACACTCATCGGCCAGATAGACAACCGTGGCAGGCTCGTAATCCACAACGAGTGCATATCCGTAGACATGGGCATCGAGCAGTTCATCACGAGCACGCTACGCCCTGCTATCCATAAAGATTACATGGGCAAAGAGATGTTCATGGTTGGTGATCCCTCCGGCAGATACAAAGGGCAAATCTCAGAGGAGTCTCCGTTCGACGCTCTTACCCGACTCGGCTTCAAAATATATGCAGCGCCAACGAATGACGTGGAGCCACGACTACGCGCAGTAGAACAGCTCCTCCTGCATCAGGTGGATGCCGGACCTATGTTAATTATCAACGGTGCGAACTGTCCGAATCTCGTACAGGCGATGAAGTTCTGGTATCGCTACCGTCGTAAGACGACTGGGCAGCTGGAAGAAAAACCTGAAAAGAGCCACCCGTGGTCTGACCTTGCTGACTGTCTTCAATATATGTCGCTGTCAACAAACGGGAACTACGTTGGGAAGATCATCGCTCGGCAGCGTGACAGGAAGCCTACTACGCCTAGGATTTCAGCAGCCAGCTGGACTTAAGCAGCTTCAAGTTCGGGGACGGTCTCGCCCTCAATAGTAACGGTCGTAGGCGCTGCTTCGCCTGTATCAATATGAATATTGATGATGGCGTGCCCAGAGCCCACCCCCGCTCCTGCAGCTTCACGGGCGTTGCGGCCAGCAAGTGCAGCCATCTGCTTAATACTGTCAATACGCTGCTGTGACGGCTTCTCTTTATCTTGGGCGATCTCGTACAGTACGCTGATAGAGTCTTCGAGAACAATCTCGGCTTTCTTTGTTATACGTTTGCCAGCGTTGAGGTCGCCACTCCACTCGGTTACAGCGTCCTTGAGCATACTGCGGAATGCTTTGTTGATTTTGAGTTTGGCCCACTGTGCATCAGAGATTTGATACTTCCCTCTGACTCCCTTGGCATCAGCTAGACCTGCGGCCAACTCTGCGCAGATAGTGGCGCTGAGGTGTGCTAGCTCAAGGTCATCATTTACTGTGGCGGGGAGAGTGTCGGTCATATGTACTAATCGGTTGACAACCCCCCCTAGCATACTCGCAAAATGAGGCGCATGGCGATCTCAAGTGGTATGCAGCCGGGTACGGCAGTACCCGTGCAGCCCGGCGGCGGGTTGATTAGAATTGTCTCTAACCAGCAACTGGTAGAGAAAGAGAAGGCCGCAGAGCGCGAATCCCGAACACGAACGTCAGACTTACCGATGAGTCAGCTCGCCCAGCATATCAGGGCGAGAATGACTGACATGCGCAATTTCCGTAACGCTGAAGGCATCAGCGAACGGCTCTTGTCTGCGCTACGTACCTATAAAGGTATGTACGACGTAAACAAGATGAATGAGATTAAGAAGTTTGGTGGTAGTGAGGTCTACGCCAGAATCACCGCAACAAAATGTAGGGCTGCAACGGCTCTACTGCGAGATGTATTCCTTGGGCCGGAACGACCGTGGGATATTCGACCAACACCTGACCCTGTAATCCCTGACGACATTAACACTCAAATCGCTGAGCTTGTCAGTGTTGAGGTAGCTACCCTCGTGGCTACAGGGGAGGAGATTGACGACCAAGCGATTGTTGATCGTGTTGGCTCGCTCCGTAAAAGCGCTCAACGAGCTTCAAAGAAGCTGGCGGAGAAGGAAGCTAAAAAAGCCGTCGCCTACATAGATGACCTTCTGGTTGAAGGAGGTTTCTACGAAGCGTTTGCAGAGTTCCTAGTTGACCTGCCTATCTTCCCGTACGCTGTTATGAAAGGCCCGGTCATACGTCGATCCACTCAGATCAAATGGGTTGAAGGGAGAGCGACGACTGAGTACACACCTAAGATGTTTTGGGAGCGCGTGTCACCCTTCGACCTCTACTGGTCTCCCGGTGCAGGGAAAATACATGAAGCTGATTTTGTAGAACGCCAGCGGCTTACCCGTTCTGAGCTTATAGCCCTGAAAGGTGTACCGGGGTACAGGGAAGACGAAATCGACCAAGTCCTGGCAGAGTTTTACAACTCAGGTCTCCACGAGTGGTGGGACACCATTGATACAGAACGGGCTGAACTGGAAGACCGTGAGCGTTGGGCCAGAACAGCTACTACCCTGATCGACACCGCTGCGTTCACAGGCAGCGTATCAGGGACTTTGTTACGTGAGTGGGGAATGACAGAGGAGGAGATTCCTGACCCGCTTGCTGAATATCATGTCACCGCTTGGATGATTGATCGCTTCGTCATTAAGGTCCAGCTCAACCCCAATCCTGACGCACGAGCGCCCTACATGATTAGCTCGTTCGAGAAAATTCCCGGTGCATTGATCGGGTATGCTTTACCAGACCTGTTAGAAGATGTGCAGCAGATTTGTAACGCCGCTGCCAGATCGCTCGTGAATAACCTCTCTATCGCATCTGGCCCGCAGGTCATCATCAATGATGAGGTATTGCAGCCAGGCGAAGACGACGGCCTCTTTCCGTGGAAGCGTTGGCATGTCGCTTTTGACCCATTGATTTCCAGCGCCTCTGCCAAACCCATTGATTTCTACCAGCCACAATCCAACGCTGCTGAACTCTTAGCTGTGTATGAAAAGTGGTCGGTGATGGGCGACGAGATCAGCTCCCTTCCTCGTTACATGACAGGTAGTGAGAAGGTAGGTGGTGCCGGTCGAACAGCCTCTGGATTGGCAATGCTCATGTCAAACGCAGCTAAGACACTTCAGAATGTTGCTGCTCAAATTGACCAAGACATTACGAAGCCAATTCTCAGACAGCTGTTCGATACCATCATGATTACGGAACCGGGCAGGCTCCGTGGTGACGAGACTATTGACGTGAAGGGCGTGAACTACGCTGTGAAGCGTGAGCAAGACCGTATGCGCCAACTCGAGTTCTTACAGCTCACCGCCAATCCGATTGATATGGAGATTCTTGGTCAAGAGGGGAGAGCTAATGTTCTACGCAATGTGGCGTCGAATCTGGGATTGGATCACGAGAACATTCTCCCAGATGCAGACGAGCTTGCAGACAGCTTGGCGCAACAGGCCCAGGCTGCGTCCACTATTGCAGGGGCTACGGACCAACCTGCGGCGAATCAAATCCCAGGTCCTGACGAAGCTAGGGCTCCACCGGAACAAGTAAGGGAGCAGTCAGGGGCCGAGAAAGCTATGTCGAATAATGCTACTGGAAGGCCCGGCCTGAGAGCAGGTGGCTAATGCCTAAACTGGTCAAACGGCTTGCTAGTCAGGTCGGTGACGAGGGCATGGCTATTGCACTCTTAAAGAAACGGGGCCATCTTGACAGCAAGGGTAAGCTGACAGCAGAAGGTAAGAAGCGCCAAGCGATGGGAAGAAGCGGGCGAGCAAAGAGTCGAGCAGCGAAGGCCAGCGGCGGAAAGGCCAGCGATTACAAGTACAGTCGCAAGACTAATACAGCTAGGAGAAAATGAGATGCCACGCAAGAAACATTCAATGATGTACGCCGATGGTGGAAAGGCGAAGCCTAGCCGTCGCCCCAACCCACCGTCAGATTTACGAGCGGCCCCCAGTGCCGTCGAAAGAGGAACAAAGCGGGGTGGGCTTCTTGGAGGAGCAATCGGTGGGCTTCGGAGTGCCCGTAAAGAACAGATGGACGCTCTTGGGCTTAAGCATGGTGGGAAAGTCCCGCCAGTCACTAAGAATACGCCCTCTCCTAACTATGCTGCGGGTAAAGCCAAGGCAGATGGCGGGGTTATTAGCGGCTACCCTTTGTCACACAACGCCCCTAGCAAGGGTTCGCACGGGATTAACTACTAGCATTTCCTTATATGTGCTGGTAATCTTGGCCCGATTTCTCAATCTTTTCAGGAGAATTTGAGATGCCGACATCAGACTACTACAGAGGTCTTGGCGGTTCAGGCGAAAAGCACGCACCCTATACTCATCAAAATGAGTTCTTGGGTGACACGAAAGGTAATCGTGACCTGGCCCCGAACCGGTATGAGTATCCAATGTTTACGGATGGCGAAACCGGTGAGCCTCACGCAATGTTTGCACACCAGGATTCATTTCTGGGTGACACCAAGGGCAACCGTGATCTGGCGACAGATCGTACGTCTGGTCTGCCGAGTGGTCTTGGCGGTGGAATGCACAAGGCCGGTGGCATGAATAAGCCCGGCATAAAGCCAGGCCCAAGTAGGAAGTACTAATGTCCGAAGTACGTACCATTGGTCAGACCTACACCAAAGGCAAGTGCGTAGAGGAAATTCGACTGTCAGGTATCCACGGGATACATGACATCAATATCCCAGGAGCTTATGCACCTCCCGAACGTCGTCGTGAGAGAGATCAATCGAAGGCGGGCATCGTTCACGAGGAACCAGATTTTGGTTTCCGTGACGAAGTGGAGAGGCTAAGGGACTGGGGATTGATTCCTTGAAGCTAAGCGAACGGTCGGCACTGGCTTTTACGAATCTCCGGTCTAGCCGGGATTTTAGTGATTTTTTAACGTGGCTTACGGAATACGAAGCTAAGGAGACTCAACGATGCGTTGATGGAGAAGGACCCGAACTGCACAGAGCGCAGGGAGGGGTCAAAGTCCTACAACGAATCCGTGAGGCTTATGCTGAAGCTCCACCGCTACTTGAAAAATTTAAGTTGAAACAGGTATAGGAAGAATACGCAATGAGCGCTCTCCCACAAGCAGTACAAGCAGCAGCCGCCCGAGCTGATGAACTCATTGAGGAGCAAGCTAAAGCGCTTGCTGCTCAGCAACAGCAGCCTGCGCCGGTTGAGCTTGTAATACCAGAAGACCCACCGGCTGATCCTCCTGCACCAGAAGATCCCCCGACTGACCCACCTGCACCAGCAGACCCTCCCACCCTGACGGTCGAGGAGTCACTGGCAGCAGCTGAACACAAATACAAAGTCTTGCAGGGTAAATACAATGCGGAAGTTCCGCGTTTAACCCGGCAGGCACAGGAGCAAGAGCAAGGGCTCCGTGATATGCGTCAGCAGTTGACGAATACACAAACCTTGCTCGCATCGCTTAACCAAGGTAACGCTGCTCCACAGCCTAATGCTGGGGCGTCTGCACCTACTCCCCCTCAGCGCCTGGTTAAAGACGATGAAATTAGGGAATTTGGGCCTGACCTGTACGACTTTATTCAGCGTGCTGCTAAAGAAGCCGTTGATGTGCAGGGACTGACTCAACCCCTGGAGCAGCGCCTTTCTCTGGCAGAGGAAGCTGTGCAAACCACAGTGAACTCCCAGGTAAGAGAAGCGGAGATAAAGGTACATGAAGCCCTCGATAGTCAAGCACCGAAATGGCGGGAACAGAATGAAGACCCGTTGTTTCTTGCTTGGTTAGAGGAAGTCGATCCCTACACTGGGGCTCGGCGGGGTGAAATCCTTACGCAGGCGTATCAGAACCACGACAGTTCCCGCGTCGTGGCTTTCTTTAATGGCTTTCTAAATGAAAACGCAGCCATCACTCCCCAACCCCCAGCGCCAGCTCCGGTAGACGATCTGTTAGCACCAGATCCTGCTCCGCCGGAAGGACTACCGCTGGAGGGATTGATAGCGCCCGGAACTCCTAAGTCCGGGCCAGATGGAGGCGCTCCTAACGAAGCCGGAAAGCGGGTTTGGAACCGACCACAGGTTCAGCAGCTCTACGCGAAAATCAATGAGTATACGAAGAAGGGAAATCCAGCGCCGAAGGCGTTGCAAGAACTGGAAGCGGATCTCATTAGGGCGCAATCTGAGGGTCGAATACAAGCGTAATTTCTGACATCTAAGGAGTAGCCCAATGGCATTTCCCATTGCATCACCCGCATGGTCCGGCCCGAGTCCGGCACCTGCGTATTCCGGTGTCTTTATACCGGAAATCTGGAGCGGAAAGCTCGTAGAGAAGTTCTACGCAGCTACCGTACTTGGCGCTATCGCCAACACCGACTACGAAGGTGAGATTCGTAATCAAGGCGACTTGGTGAAGATTCGGACTCGTCCGACCATCACCATCGCTGACTACGAGGCGAATCAGGACCTGGCTATCCAGCGTCCGTCAAGCAACCTCGTTGAGCTGCTTATCGACCAAGGTAAGTACTTCAACCTGGCGCTCGATGACGTTATGGAGATCCAGTCCGACATCGACCTCCTGTCCACCTGGGCCGAAGATGCTTCGGAACAGATGAAGATTGCAGTCGATACCGACGTACTCAACGCCCTTTCTGCTGTCACCAATACTGATATTGACGCTGCAAACCGTAGCGACAACTCCGGTGCGATCTCCGGGGACATCAATCTCGGTGACTATGGTGGTCCGGTGTTCGTCAACTCAGTCGCTGAAGGAACAGGGCTAGGTACTGACGCATCAAATGACCGAGCCATCATCGACTTCATCACCGACATGGGTCAGGTGCTGGACGAGCAGAACATTCCTGAGACAGGCCGCTGGTTGATTATCCCAGCATGGCTGGCTGCACGCATCAAGCGTTCAGAGCTGAGGGATGCATCACTCGCTGGTGACGGCACGTCCATTCTGCGTAATGGTCGGCTTGGCATGATTGATCGGTTCACGATCTATCTGTCGAACCTGCTGCTCGCACAGGGTGGATACGCTGATGAGTTCCCATTACTGTTCGGTACTAACGCTGCGCTGACCTTTGCAAGTCAGTTCACCAAGATGGAGACCATTCGCTCAGAGCGGTCGTTCTCCAACCTCTTGCGTGGCCTGCAAGTTTACGGTTTCAAAATCGTAAACGGCGTTGCAATGGGTCGCGCCGTAGTCGCAAAGGGCTAATCTAGCTCTCCTTCCGGGGGGGCTTAACCGCCCCCTTGGGAGTTGATTAGAGGAGCCCCGCTGTGGCGAAGACGTATCAGGAGCTTATCGGGGAAGCCAGGGACCTGCTACAGGACTCTGTCCTTCCGAACAGGTTTACCGATCAGTTTTTAACTGACCAGCTTAACCGTGGGCTACAGGACATAGGGCGAATCCGTCCTGATGCCTATTACAACCTGTTCGATAGGAACACCCTGAACGTCCCTGAAGTACTCATCTCGGGTACTCCCGACACAGACACTACCGAAATACTCTGGACAGAGGACGTTCAAATAGAACTCCAGTTCTATACTCCGTTGGTAGTCTACGTTGTAGGCTCTGCAGAGCTTACTGATGACGAGTACACTCTGGACAACCGTGCTGGGCTGCTACTTAGTCAGTTCCATAATTCAATCATTGCGATATAGCCATGCCTGTTGACACAGTATTTATTGAAGGTTCCGGTAACGAGTGTGATGTCACCCTCGATAACTGGTTGAGAGACTCTCTCCCTACCCTCTCTGGAGCTATTCGTTCTGTAGCGGAACGAGAGCTTGTCCTTGCATCGAGAGAGTTCTTTGAACGGTCTTACGCTTGGACGGATACCATTGAGGGACAGAATGCGAAGGTAGGTCGGAATCAATATTGGACCTCCCCCTTCGATGAGTACTCAAACGTAATAGCTGTAATAGCAGTTGCATTCAAAGGGGTAGAGCGCGGCCATTAACCACCACCCTGACCTACCTGCCCGAATCGTCGAACTCCCCATGTAGGCGGGAAGCTCCAGTTC